GCGAGTCATCTTCCCTCCAGTTGCGCCGAATGGCGAGAACTGTTCCGGTGCCTTTCTCGATGGTTACTACGTATGGAAGAGCTATCCCAGTCTCGCTGTTGTCTTTGTCAACGTCCGGGTACCCCGGCAGGTCGATGCTAACGTGCATCTCCAAAAGTTGGAATCGGTCGTCCATACTGGCTGAGAACCCTTGGTCCTCCGCCTTCTGCTTCTCCACTTCGTCCATGACGCGCATCGGTTCGCCCAGATCCACATCACGGTAGAAGCCCGCATACTGGAGCTTCTTTAGTTCATTCTTCGTCTTACGCATCCGGTGCGTAACACGCTCTGCTGTCTCCAAGTTCGCTGCGCCATACGGCACCACGATATCTTCAGCCGGGATATACACCGCAGTCTGACGATTGAGTGACGGATCAAAGTACACCTTCTTGAAGGCGTTACCTGCCAAGGCCATGCTGAGCAACATGCGCTCGTGCTCAGGACGGTACTCCTTCATGACTTCAGTCAACTGATAGTTCATGTCGTCTTGGACACGAATGGCTGAGTCTTTCTTCTCCGGAGTCTCCTTGCCGATGATCTTGGTCTTGACCGGACCCATCGCTGGGAAGGTCTCCATGATCGTTTCAGACTGGAACTTGACCGCTGACTCCATCAGGAGGGGATGGAACACACCACACGCACCCGGCCACGGCTCAGTACGATCCTCATAGCGAATGCCAAGGATCTTCAAACCTTTGACGTAGGTATCCAGCCAATCTTTGCGGCTGGCGAGGTCTTGCTCGTAGTTGCCAATCAACTCTGATGCGAGGAGTTGGAGTTCATTCTCGCCCATGAACTCTGCAAGGTTGGCGTCAAAGTCCTCAGCACGTGGCTCGGACTTCATCAGTTCAATTATTTCACCATCTACACCGATGCGAACGGCTTCAGGGTCCACAACCTCAATCTCAATCGGCTCCATCTCCGCAGCCATAGCCGCGATGCCTTGGGGAGCCTCCATCAAACTTTTATCAACGGCCATTAGCGTGTCCTCAATTTGGCAGTGTTAGTTCTCGGGTTGTAGTCGAAGCTGCTTGGGGATTTATCCAGTCGTTTGGCAGCCCGATCTTTCGCCCTCTCTTCTGCGGTCATCTTGTCTCGCTTGCGACCTTCTTCTGTAAGCTCGCCTTTGGCGTTGACGTGTCCGCGCTTCTTTAAAATGTCCAAGGCCATATCACGTGACCCAACCTGTGCGGCGAGTCGATCAATCAGCTGGCCTCGTCCCATAAACTTCTGCGTAGCCATCAGTAATACCCCTCGCGCCTGTGGCTTTTGAACCACGTCGTTGGCTCAGGCTCATCAGTCGGCAAACGGATAAACCCTCCCTGCCGAAAGCGCATGAGGGCTAGAGTAGTCGAGTCCACCAAGTCATCATGGGTACCGGCTGGGAAGTCATTGCACTCCTCCACAACCTCTTGTGCCCAACGATGTTCAGTACACCACACAATACCTGATGAAAACAAATCTACTACGGCGTTCACACGGCTGATTTTGTCTTGGCCTTTACCCGGCGTGAACTCACTGATGGGCACACCCATCCGGCGGAACTCTTGGTACAGCGCAGCCCCGTTGGACTTCTTTTCAACAATGAATGTGTCCGGGTTCCACTCCTTGTACTCCTCCAACACCATCGCCTTTAGCTCCGGAAACTCCATGCGCTTCTTGATGGCATTGAGCAGGATAATGTTGTAGTTCTTGGTCTCCTCGTTAAAGAAAACCCCCCATGTCGTCAGGGCGTTGTAGTCCGACCGGTTCGTTTTCTCCTGAGCGGCGTCGAGCGACATAATAATGTGCTCACACTGGGGCGGGGTCTCCGGCTCCCACACGTGCCACCACTCTCTTTTAATGAGTGCGCCTTCCTCCGAGGTCGGCTGCTGCATGTACTGGGCCTGCCAATACCGCACGTCCATCGAAGCTTTCTTTGCCAAAAGCTCGTCGATCCCCCAGAAGTCGGGCCACAGGGGTTTGTCATTGAGTATGGCGGGAAACTCCACGATCTCCCACTGATCTGCCTCCTCATTGCGGGTCATGTGGTCAATGATCTTGCCCGTCAGATCCATCTTGCTCCACCGGGTCATCACCACGATGATCGCGCCACCCGGCATCAATCTTTGGACGGGTCCTGACTGGAACCATTCCCAAGCAGGCTCAAATACATCAGCTCTTCCTTGCTTGGCTTCCTGTTCAGAATGAGGATCATCAATAATGAATAGATCAGCGCCCCGACCAGCCAAGGCACCACCAACGCCAATAGCAAAATACTCACCGTTAAAATTTGTACCCCAACGAGAAGCACTTTTACTGTCTGCTTGAAGCTCGACTTGAGGGAAAATGTCACGATAGCTCTCCGATCCCACTAGGTTTCTGACTCTTCTGCCGAAGTTCACCGCCAAGTCTGCGGTGTGGGACGCCATGATGACCTTTTTCTGCGGATATTTGCCTAGAAACCACGCCGGGGCCAAGTAACTGATCATCTCCGACTTGCCATGGCGCGGGGCGATGTTCACGATGACTCGTTTCTTCTTGCCTTCAGCAATTTCTTCAAAGATTTTGCCCAAACGACGGTGGTGCGGCCCCACTTTGTAGCCGGGATACACATGATTGATGAAATCAAGGAACGAATCTTTGCCTTTAGCTTGCGTAAGCTGCTGCTGATACTGTTTTAATAGGTCAGCAACCCGACGTTTCTCTTTGTCGGGCATCGAAGGCAGTGCAGCCTTGAGTTTTTGCAGGTTTTGCTGGGTTAATTGCACGATTTTTAGCTGTTTTCCAGCGGTTTTTCGTCAATAACCGTGTACTCGATGCCTTCCAAGACCGACAGAAGCTCTTTTTCGACTTCTTCGATGGGCTTAATGATGTGTGTGATCTCACTACGCTTCTTGAAAGCGTCCACGCCGTCAATTTCACCGAGTTTTGTCAGGGCTTGTAGCCTGACTTTGGGATCATCGGCGTTGGCATACTCTTTAACGAGGCTCGTTACAACGAAAGTCTTGTAATCAGCCAGATCTTCCACGAGAGCGTGGTTGGTTTCACGCACCATACCTGCCAAAAACGCGATCACTTCGTTCGGATACTTCGCGTATTCCAGCTTTTTCTTAGGGTCCGTGACCATTTCACGGGCCAAGTTACGAGCCATGTCCTGCTCTTCAGCCGTGGGGACGATGGGCGAGCCAGATAGGTCGCTGATTAGCTTGATAGTTCTAGCCCGCATCTCGATTTCATCGGCGGGACTTAGCGGGGGCAGGGCATCCGCCGCGTCTTTTGGCAGCGGGATCATATCTTCAATGTCCGGGACGAGCGGAAAATCGTCTGGTGCGTCCATGTGCGCGGATACTACAAGCAAAATATATAAAAGAGAACAGCATGGTACCAAACGAATGACGGGGGGTGTTTTTATATACAGGGGGGTGGGGTACGAACTTTGAAAAATGCGGAGTGATTTGTGTGGATCAGAGAGTGGGGGGGCGGCGCGGAGTCCCGAAGCCCACAGCGGGGGGCGGGATAGGGTGGGGTCGCGGGGCGGGATATAGGCCAATTCTGGGAAAATCCCAGAAATAGGATAAGAAATGTTGACACCATCCCCGCACTATGCTGGAATGTATCCCATGCCGGTTACAGAGGATTCCCCGATGGCCGCGCATGTGGAGTTACACATGAACAAGCAAGTCAAAGTCCCATCAGTTGCCGAAGTTGCCGCTCTCGCCTACAGCGCCACGCGTGGCGGAATGGACGCGGCCGCCCGTGCTCGTGAGTTGTGGGGCGATACGTTCCCCGAGTTGAAACCAAAGAGTCCGGAGCGGGTACAGTTTAACGCGGCCGTGCTCGACGCATGGATGACGAAGAACGAACGGCATGTCACGAAAGTTGTACGCAAGATGGGCGAGTACCGCGTTCCTGAAAAGGATGAACAAGTCGATCCGGCCATGGTGACGACACTCACGCCCGCCTATGTGATGGCCTACGAGGGGAACGCCCTCACGAAGTTGAAGCGGGAGACGCCGACACTCGGCGCGATTGTCGAGCGGGAGAAAAAGTACTATCAGGGAGTCTATGCCGACACGTGGCGGAATCTCTGCGAGTCACTCCGTAACTTGATCAAGTCCGAGTCTGATCCGGCTGCACGTGGATCGAATCGAATCTCACCATTCGCGGATCGTCTCCCGAAACTTGTTGAGGGGATTCAGAAGGCCAACGATGCCGCGTTCAATCGGGGCGAGACGGGATCATATGAGCCGGAAAAGATGGGACGCGCCCTTGCCGCGTTCGCCAAAGAGTTGAAGAAGTAACCTAGTCCACACTTTGCCCCGGCTGGTTCACGCCAGCCGGGGCTTTTTTTCGCCCCCACGGGGCGAATGAAACCAGTTCCATATGTGTGCGCGCGCTTGTGCGCGACCGGTTGCGCTTGCCGCGTGAGTCTGGGAATTTCCCAGACTCTAGTTTTGTTCCTACCGCGCTGCTACGCAGCGTAGCACGGACGTTTTTTGCCGTCAACGAAAAAGTTTGTTCCAACTTTTTTAATTTTGTTCCAACTTGTTCCAACGACTTGGAAC